GGTTGCGTTCCCATCCCGTAATCGTAGAGTTTGTCATAGCTTTTGAGGTAAACCTCTTCAGCTCGACCATATACCTGGAGGAACGGAACTGCCTCGATTAAATCGAAGCAATCTGCTCCGCCGTCTCTTAGAGATGTTATCCACATAACCATCTCGGTCGCTAGTTCACCCAGCGACCCTTTGGTTTTTGGATTAACTATCCTATCTCTTGACTGCAGGTACAGCTCTTGAATTACCTTGACAGTTAACCACTGATAAAACAGTGTTTTGTTAACTTTCTTGGAAAATTTTCGAGGTGCACCGGGAACAAGGGCTTTTACGTATCGCATTACTGCTTTACCTATTGAGCCTTTCCCTTGCAAAGTCAAGAGTAAGGATATTACTAAGTTAATAGTTGGTCGGAACTGCCTAAATCTTGGCCGTTCCCACTTCAACACATTAATAAAGTAACTCTCTAAGACTGACATCAAATCAGGACCCCACCGTTTATAGGATAGCTCATGAAAAATGATTCCGGTACTAGTAATAGTCTCGGACCGTCTTTCATAGAGTGCCGATAAAGGGAAGGGTGACACATTCTCTCCATTATAACGGATTTGTTTAGCAAATTCAAATCCATTAGGAGAGATATGTGACTTGGAATGTTGTATTTCAACACCCCACTCGGTTAGAAGCTTTTTATAGTTCCTAGCTAATGTATCGTTAGCAATAACGATATCATCACCTAGTAACATATATCTAGCCCGTTTCCATCGTAAGTTAGACATTTTACATGCCTTCCATACGATAAAATGGTGTGCTAGTGCAGTAGTATTAAATGAAGAGTACATACCCATTGGATTACCAGTGTTATATGAAACTTTATAACCCTTATAATCAAATGGTGTACCTATCATTAAATACTTCCATGCATCAGCATATTCTAACCCAAACCATACTCTTAATATTCTATGGTTAATATCAATAGGAAATCTATCAGTAAAGGCTTTTAAGTCTATACTATGATAAGAATTCCCAATTGATTTCTCCAAAGAATAAAAGAGTTTAGTTTGGTCTGATGTGCAGTCCTGGTGAATACTAGAGAGTATCTTATAGAGAAAATTATGCAGCGGTAATAGTGCCGCTTGCGTATAATAATCTCCAATAGCTACTTCTCTCGTTTTTCCCTCTTTATCATTGATTTTCGCAATTCGACGAGAAGTCGGCTCCCTAGTGATAGGGTTCCGATTATCGAAGAACTGAGGAATTCTTTGGTAAAGTTGAGAAAACTTAAACATGAGGTTCATTAACTTCTCTCCTCCCAGAATCCTAATAGATTCTGCTTGGTCAGGGGATAATGACATTAAATCTTTAAAACTAGTCCATAGGGCATGCCCATTAGGACCAGATTTAGAGGTCATATGAAACTCCTTAAATCTCACCGATTTAGGTGGTTTACCTATATGTCTAAGATTCAC